TACAAAGATCACTTTGCACCACACGATATTGAAGTTACCGATTTTGGTAATGGCAAGACCAGGAGAGAGGTCGCCTATCAATTAGGAATTAGGTTCAAGGTAGTTCCAAAAATTCCACTAGAGGATGGCATACACGCAACCACAATGACTCTGCCTAGATGTTGGATTGATACAGACCATTGCAAAAAGTTAATAGATGCGTTAAGACATTACCACAGGAAGTATATTGATAAAAATAGAATGTTTAGATCAAAGCCTGTACACGATTGGAGTTCACACGCTTGTGATGCAATGAGGTATCTAGCTGTTGGACTACAAGAAATTAATACTAGACAATCAGCTCCACAAAGTGTAGCAGATAATAGTTACAGGATTATATAATTATGGGATCTATTTTCAAACCAAAAATGCCAGCGTTGCCACCAGTTCAACCTGCACCAGAACCACCAGAAGCAGAAATTTCTCCAGAGGAGAAAGAAGCAATCGCAAAAGAACAGGCAGCAGTTGAAAGAAGAAGAAGAGGTAGAAAATCTACAATACTTACTTCGCCACTTGGTGTACAAGATTCTGAAGAGGAAAAGTTAGAAACTTTATTAGGTAAATAATATGAGTATTTTTGGAAAAATGATTGTAGAATCACTAAATAAACCACAAATAAAAAAATTACTTAAAAAAACAATAAATACTAAAACTAAAACTAAAACTAAAAATAATACCAATACTAATACTAAAACAAAAAAAATAAAATATTCTTCACGATCTAAAAGTGGAATAATAACTTCAAGTGGAATAATAACTTCTGGTGGTTTGTTGTCAAACAATATAAAAATATCTAAAAAAATATTATTAGGTAAATAATATGTTTGAAAAAATTAAAAAAATTTTTAAAAGAAAACCAAAAGATAAACCTTTAGTATTAAAGGATGAAAAAAGAACTTACGAAAAAAAAATAGATCATAGCACAGACATATCTTTTGAAAATGAAATTAAAAAACCAAAAGTAAAAGAAACTAAAGAAACAAAATCATCACTAACATTCGGAGAATAATATGGGAGCAGGACAAGCAGGAAGAAATGGAGGAGGTTCTCCAACTCAAATGGCAAAAGACAAAGCTGAAAAAGATAGAATAGCTGCAGCAAAAACAAAAACTAAATTTGGTTACACTAAACCTAAAAAAGAAAATAAAGTTGTAAATTTTGCTAAAACTGTTTTAAAAAAAACTACTCCTGGAATTGTATACAATCAAATTCAACAAGGTATTGATGAAAGAAAAGCAAAAAAAGAAGCTAATGTAGAGTTAGGTTTGGGTACAGATAGAATGTCTAATTATACTGTAGGTCAAGGAGGAACAAGAGAAACTGGTGGTGAAGCTTCTAGAGTTCAAGGAATAGAATATGTACCAACTATAATTAAAAAAACTGCTGGTGGTCAAACAGTACAAGTTACAGCACCTACAGAAGCTGAGTTATCACAAAGTGCTGCAGCAGATGCAGATGATATTTATACTAGAAAGAAAAAATCAAAAGCAAGAGGTAGATCAATGATGACACTAACTTCTGCTCAAGGTATAAACGATAATAAATTAACATTAGGTAAACCAAGTTTATTAGGATCATAATGGCACGAACAGATTTAAGTAAAAGTTTATTATCTAGATATGAAAAGCTAGAAGGTCAAAGGCAAAACTGGGAAACGCATTGGCAGGAAGTTGCAGATTATATGCAACCAAGAAAAGCAGATGTAACTAAGACTAGAGCTAGAGGTGATAAAAGAATGGAACAAATCTTTGACTCATCTCCAATACAAGCAGTAGAATTATTAGCAGCATCTCTACATGGTATGTTGACAAACCCATCAACACCTTGGTTTACCCTAAGATTTAAAGATGAAGATATTGAGAATGAAGATGAAGCAAAACTTTGGTTAGAAGCATCTACAGATGCAATGTACACAGCATTTAACAGATCAAACTTCCAGCAAGAAATATTTGAATTGTATCATGACTTAATTACATTTGGTACAGCTTGTATGTTTATTGAAGAAGATGATGAAGATTTAATTAAATTTTCTACAAGACATATCAACGAAGTATTTATTGCAGAGAATGACAAAGGTAGAATTGATACAATATTTAGAAGATTTAAAATTAGTGTAAGAGCTGCGTTACAAAAATTTGGTGATAATGTTTCATCAGATATACAAGGTATTTCTAGAAAAGATCCTTATCAAGAAGTAGAAATACTACACGCAGTTTATCCAAGATCAGATTTTAATCCTAAGAAAAAAGACAAAGAAAATATGCCATTTGAATCTGTTTACTTAGAATATAAAAATGCAAATGAATTATCTATATCTGGATTTAAAGAGTTTCCTTTTGTAGTACCAAGATACTTAAAAGCATCAAATGAAATTTATGGTAGATCACCTGCAATGACAGCTTTGCCAGACGTTAAGATGTTAAACGAAATGTCTAAGACTACAATTAAAGCTGCACAGAAACAAGTTGACCCACCACTATTAGTTCCAGATGATGGTTTCTTATTACCTGTTAGAACTGTACCAGGTGGATTAAATTTTTATAGAAGTGGTACTAGAGATAGAATTGAACCATTAAACATTGGTGCAAACAATCCATTAGGTTTAAATATGGAAGAGCAAAGAAGAGATGCAATTAGAGCTGTGTTCTATGTCAATCAACTTATGATGCAACAAGGTCCACAAATGACAGCAACAGAAGTTATTCAAAGAAACGAAGAGAAGATGAGATTACTTGGTCCAGTATTAGGTAGACTACAATCAGAATTATTAAAACCATTAATTGATAGAGTATTTGCAATATTACTTAGAAACAATATGTTACCACAAGCACCAGAATTTTTGTCTGGCAGAGATATAGAAATAGAATATGTTTCACCACTTGCTAAAGCACAAAAATCTTCAGAGCTACAATCTATTATGAGAGCAATAGAAATATTAGGATCACTTGCTAATGTTGCACCAGTATTTGATTATGTTAATTTTGATAATTTAGTTAAACACTTGGCAGACATAGTTGGTATGCCACAGAAATTATTAAAATCACAAAACGAAGTTAATGCTCAAAGACAACAAGCAGAACAACAACAACAACAAATGCAACAAATGCAACAGCTACAACAAGTAGCACAAGCAGGAGGAGATATAGCACCACTAGCAAAAGCATTGCCAGACGAAGCAAGAGCCGTAGCAAATGCTGAAGTGGAATAGTATGCCAGCAAATAAAAAAATAGATGGGATGCCAATCCCAGCACACATTGTAGAATTAAAAAAAAATTATGAACTAGTATTCAATTCAGATGAAGGCAAAAGAGTCTTAGGTGATCTGGAAAGAAGATGCCACTTTTGGTCAACCACAAACATAAAAGGTGATAGCCACGAAAGTGCATATATGGAAGGACAGCGTAGTGTTCTTCTATTTATTAAATCAATGCTACGAAAAGATAAAGGATAAATAAATATGTCAAGCGAACAGATAACACAGGAAACTGTGCCTGTAGAAACAACGACTACAGAAACAGCACAACCAACAACTGAAACAAAACCAGAAGTTACTACAACAACAACAACATCAACATCATCTTGGAAAGATTCTATTAGTGAAGAGTATAGAGTTGATCCTAATATAGAAAAATTTACTGAGATAGATGCGTTAGCAAAAAGTTATATCAACGCAACTAAAATGATTGGTCAAGATAAAGTTGTTATACCAAATAACAATTCTACTGAAGATCAATGGAATGAAGTTTATACTAAATTAGGTAGACCAGAATCTGCTGATAAATATTCTTTAGATGTAAAATCTGAAGTAGTAAATTTAGATGAAGGTGCAATTAAATCTTTTACAGAAAATGCTCATCAACTTGGTTTAAATAATAAACAAGCTCAAGGTATTTTAGAGTTTTATAAAAATAATATGGAAGGTAATGCACAACAATCAAAGATTGATACTGAAACTGCACAAGCTCAATCAGAGCAACAGTTAAGAGCAGAGTGGGGTAGAGACTTTGAAGGTAAAGTTAAACAAGCTGGTGCGTTAGCAAAAGCTAATATTAATCCAGAAGTTTTAGATATGCAATTACAAGATG